TGTTGTGCACTTTGTTCTACATCATACAACTTCATTTTAGGTCTGTCAACACCAATTACAAATCTTCTATGTACTCCTGGATCGTTATATCTGTTCTTCAACTGCTTGACCATCATCTGATTAAGATCTTGTAGCTCTTCAGAGCTAATCAACGCAATCATGAAGTCAGCAGTAGCTGGAAGACCAAACGATTCACTTGTATCCTCAAGACCAAGATCACTGCTCGTGAACCCACTTCTTGTAGTCTGTGTAGCGGTTACAATAGGCACATCAAACTCAACAGCTAGTCCTCGTAGTTCTTCTGCAATAGCTTTGATATATGTGTATGAGTTAACATTTGCACCATACTTCAATCTCGAAGAGCTGCATATATTTAGATAGTCAATATAAACAATATCAGGATGAAAGTTTCTTTTCAACTTCAGTTCATTGAGCAAGTGTCTCATGTGACCAGCACCGGCTGATGCAGTTGGATATTCTTTAATGATCAGCTTACCATTGGTCTTCTCTTGTACACGCTCAATCTTCTTGTCATATGATTCACGTGGAAGGATCGTTAACTCGTCAAGTGATACATTGAGTAAGTTAGCATCGATACGCTCAGCGATCCTCTCTTCCGCCATCTCCATCGTAATATAGAGGACGTTCAGTCCTGCAGATAGATTAGCTGCAGCGCAGTGGCACATGAATAAAGACTTACCAACACCAGTACCTGCAAGAATCACATTTAGTGTTTTGTTTGGTAACCCACCCTTTGTAATCTTGTTAAGATATTCAAGATCAAAAGGTACTCTCTTTTCTCTCTTATGATAAAATTCATAGCGAGAAGCAGAGTCCTCCAAGAAGTCATGTCCAATGTGAGAATCAAATGAAACTGCAAGAGCATCAGAAAGAATTTGAGGTATTGCTCCCTTACCCATCTTCTCTTTATCACTATCAAGAATCTGAATAGATTTCATGATAGCGTTGTAGATTGCTTTATCTTGACAGAACTTCTCAGTCTGATCAACCAACCAATCCATACTGTTATTTGGCTGTTCCTCTAGCTCATTAATAAGAACAACAACCTCACTGTAGTAGCTTGATATTTCTTTATTATCATCAAGCTCAATAGTCAGTGCTTCCTTGTTTGGAAACTTATTGTATTTCTTTACGAATGCATCTATTCCGTCGTACAGAGCCTTGACGGATCTCTCAACAAAGTACTCACTCTTGAGAAAAGGAATGGCCTTACGGCCATACTCCTCATTCGAAAGAAGGTTCGATAAAATTAACTTTTCAATCATTCACTCATTCCGTAACTAAATTCTTTCTTAGCACACTCTTCCAACCTTGAGAGAATTTCCTCTGTGAAGTACAACTCTGGATTGGTATTGATCTCCTTACCAAACACTTTACGACCATCCGGTAATTCATAACGAGTCGATACTTTCTTGATTACCTCATACTTCTCAGCAAGCTCTAGTAACCCGTAGTATCTGTCGAGTCCTTTGTTGTAAGTAAGTAGCACGGTTGCGTCTTGGTTTTCTTTGGAGAGTCTTGACTTAAAGGTTTTGATCTTGATTTGGTTTCCAATGATTTCGCCGTCTCCGTCTTTCTCTTTCTTTTTGGAGAGCATAGCAATAGTGCTAGCTGCGTACTTGAGACCCGATCCACCGCTGATTTCTTTCGTGGGAACATAAGAACCTACTACCTCATAGACATGGTTTGTGACAAGCATTGGTATTTTGACCTTTGCCAACTTCAATGTCAGAACACGGAATGCGGCTTTGATAACCTGCGACTTCGTCATGTCCCTGACATCCTTTCCTTCTAAGGAATCTTCCATCTCTTTAGAAGTAGAAAGTAAACCCAGACTATCTAAAACAAACATCATAGGTGGACGTTTATCTGCTGGTTGTTTCTCGTATGCCTCAAGTAGTTTGAGTGCATGTGTCTTAAACTTTTGAATTGTATCAGGTTCTGCAATAATGACACGTGTTGTATCAATTCCACGTGAACTCATCATTGATTTTGTGACCGCTGCCTCTGTGTCGTAGTAGACGACTGCTCCGTCGGGGTTCTTGTCAAGGAAGGCTCTAACGATACCAAGAACGAAGAAAGTTTTACCAGTAGCGGACTCTCCTGCAAAAGCAGTAACCTTGTTATCAGGTACGCCACCATAGATGCTACCAGAGAGAAGAGCGTTGAGAATGTAGCTGCCAGTATCAATATAACCACCATACTCAGAACTAGCATTGCCGTCATCGGCCAAGTAAGTATCCTCATCATTCAGCTCCTTCAATAAACTTTTCAAAAAACTCATCACATCTCCCTTATTTGATTCTTATCAATCATGATTGTACCACCTCTGATCTTGCCAGTCAACTCTTTCAGTAACCTGGCACGTGATTCAATCTCTTGTTGTGTTTCTTGTTCGTCTTCAACCTTCTGCTCTTCAATCTTTATCTTACTAAGTCCAATATTAGCAGCAATCAATAAAATGATTGCAAGTGGATCAAATACAATAACAATAAGAATGATTACCCAACGGACTGTCTTATCCAGAAATTGAGAGTCGACTTTGTCGTAAAATAACTCTGCAATGAACTTAAGTGGTCCAACTTCTACTTCTACTTTTCTGACTTGTACTGCGAGTGGTGCACGATCTTCATTAAGTTTACTAATTGTTTTCTGGTAGGTTTGGATTTCCTCTTGTAACCTAACACGGTCTTTTTGTTGTGAACGACGTACCACCACTGCTTTTTCCGCACCCTTTTCTGTATCACTGCGGCCCATGATCTGGTCCACAGCGTCATCATATTGTTTAAGTGCTTTGCGGTTCGCATCTATATTCTCCTTCGCTACTTTAATCTTTTCATCATATATTGCTAACTGTGATACAACATCACTAGAAGAGGCTGTCTGATCAATGTGAGCTTTTGATAGATAACCAAACGTTCCCATCGACGTAATAAACATCAAAACAATAATTGATGTAACAAGGTATGCTTTGATTGAAAACGGTGCAATGTTCCAATTACGATACGTCCATGATGCAGCAACTACCTTTGTCACCTCAAGTGTCCCACCCATTATTACTACAGGCCAAAATGATGCTGCAAATATAGTTGTAAGGCCTATAACAGAGAAGTAAGCTGCGATAGCTGATAAGCCAATAGCAACCAACAAGGCAAGATAGTTAATCATTTTCTACAATTTTGTTTACCTTATCAATAAACGCTGTCATCTTCTTTGACCTATCAGGCCATAGTATGTACTCTTTATCAGGATCTTTCTGAAGGTTTATCAATAAAGGCATAATTAGTTTATAAAGAGCTTCCATTCTATCTTTATACTCTTTGGAAGTCAACGTCAATTGCTTTTCAGTTTGAATGACTTGTTGTTGAAGCTGACGCTCCATTGACTTTAGTTCGTCTTCGCTGACAGCAGAGAATCCAAAGTCATCATAAGCATCTTCTAGTGATAAGTTTATCTTTCCCATGTTTATTCCTATTGAAAGAATTGTTCTAGTGTTTGTCTACGGTCCTTAATCTGCCAACCAACTGCATCCAGAATAGATTTGATTGGTTCCAAGAATGACTTATCAAATTGTCTCTCGTAATCAACAAAAGGAAGAATGTTCAACTGCTTCGGTAGCTCACCTGGTACTGATATAACAGAGTCACGTGCTGGATTAGGAGTCCGTAGGTATGCAAACTTAATCTTATCCCCATCACGAATGATAGGATACTTTGTATCTATCTTGTGCTCTCTTAGCAGTGCATTGTAAATTAAGGAACCTTTGACGTGAATAGGAGTAGACTTTCTGTAGATAGATGATGCATCTTGGTACTTCTTTAAGTCTCTCACACTTCTTGGAAATGCAATATCTTCAAAAGGCAAGGTCATGAACTCCATCTTAAAGTCTGTAATGAACTTGATTGCTGCTTGCTCATCCTGATTCATAATCACCTCAAGAGCCTTCTTAATGTTCTTTCTACACGCTGCTGGTGTAGAAGAACGAACAGCCTCAATTCCTTGCATCTTCAACTTAGGTTCACTGTACTCAACACCCTCGTTATTGTACACGTTCAAGATGTAGTGCTTCTTACCTGTCCATATACCTTTGTTAGCGATTGCTTCACGCTTCATCACCATCTTTTGTTTCATCACTTGCATGTATTCACCAAGACTGGCAAACGTATCATCGATGAATGGTTGCAGTTTCTTTTCACAAACGTTATCAAGAAACTTTACTATCTTGTGGATGTCTTGTTGATCATCTTTGAATACACCTTCGACTAATCTTTCAAGTCTGATATACATCGAGTCAGTGTCACATGCAATTACATAATCTTCGTTTTCTGTCTTGAATAGTTTATTCAAGTATTCGTTAATATGTTTCTCCATCCAACGAATCGATAGCTGCCCAGACATCGTAATACCTTCAGCAAGGTTACGTTGGTACCATCTAAAGTAAACATTACCCAAAGCACCATAAGCACTGTTCAGTTGAATCTTCTTAGCCATCTGCATGTTGTTGCATCTAGCAATCTCGTTTGCAAGTTCACGAGTAGGAGTTTGCTCGTACAGTTTCTTTGCTTCGATCATACGTTTTTTCCAAACAGTACGGTCGTTATACATTGTCTCCATCAATGTAGGAAGGAACCCAACATTGTTCTTACTAAACATAGCGCCGTTAGGACACATTGTCATGTTCTGATCTCTTAGAAGCTTTTCAAATTCATCACCGACCTGCTTGTTTAGACATCTTTCAATCGTCACTTCATCCACCACACCAATGTAAGTATCAGGGCTAATGTTGTATTGCATAATCAAATGTGGATAGAGACTGTTCAAGTCAAACGAGCAAACCCACTTATGTAATCCTACCTGAGGATCTTTTACATATCCACCAACAATTGGACCCATCTCTGTATCAATTGCTTGTCTTTCCTCAAGATCACCGCGCTCAACGTGAGGAACAACAATACCTCTATCCATCAGATAGTTGGTAATAATGATGTCCCAGATACGAACAGTGGTGAAAGTATCAACGTAGTTGACCTTAGCATCGTATGCAATAGCGAACACCTGCTCGATGAACTTTAACTTCTCTTCTAGCTTATCAACCAACACAACGTCATGGATGTTATAGTCAACAAACTTTTCAAAGTTCTGCATATAGAATTCATGCATCGACTCATATTCTGAATAGTCTAACTTCTTTTCACCAAGCTCGTATTCGGCAATATGATCTAACCTGTATGACTCTTGTGGAGTGTATGAAAACTTTTTGTATAGTGCCATGTAGTCAAGAACAGATACACCAAACACATCATATATCTTGGGTGATGTTGGATCATTACCAACTTGACGTTCTTTAACAATTCCCCATGGTGAGAGTTTACTAGCTTGCTTTGCACCAAGTACATTAGTGATTCGTTTATACAAATAAGGAATATCAAAGTATTCAATGTTCCAACCAGTTACAACATCAGGCTTCCAATTGTTTGAGTTCCATGCTTCGAGAAACTTTTCAAGTAAGTCGCTCTCGTTCCTACATTGAACGTACACAACATCTTCGCTCTTTGGTTTATAAGGTCTTGTTCCAAGAACAATAACTCTACCCCTCTTACGCATTGATAGTGTAATGATTTCCTTATCAGCATACTCCATGTTAGGAAATCCATTGAGAGTAGAAGTCTCAATGTCAAGGGATACTACGTTAATGTCATCGACATTATAATTGACCTCACCTTTGAACAATCCATACAATGCTTGGTATGTGTATAGATTTGATCCGTAGATTTCAAAGCCATCAACATCAGAGTAGTTACTCAGGAAGTCCCGAGACTCCTTGACACTTTCAAAATCTACCTTATCGACATACTTGTCATCTAAGGTTTTATAATGTGATTTGTTTTTTGATTTGACAAAAAGATAGGGACGGTACACATCACAATACTCAAATCGTTTACCGTCCTCATATCCTCTTACATATACTTTGTCACCATAGACAAATACGTTTGTATAAAACTTCATATCACCTCGACTGCAAAGAGTTGTATTATACTACAACAATCAAACTAACACAACTATTATCTTATCGATGATGCAATCTGGATACCAGAACCGAACATACGACTGTAGTTGTTTTCGAGGTCGAGCGATGGCTTGAATGTTGTGATTACATGCTCTTCTTTGAAAGTGAATTCACTTTCCTCAGCATAAGGAGCATATGGGTATAGTGAAATACCAACACCTTCTTTAGTTGGGACAAGTTGAACAATACCAACATTTGTCAATTTATATTTTTTACGTTCGGGGTTTGGGTTTTCAATGATATTAAGTTCACCAATCAAATCTTCACCAGTAACTAATCTAACAATATAGAGACTCATAATAATCCTTAAATTAAAAAGCCGGCCATTGCGGCCGGCATAGTTTTTATAGATCTCTGTTTAGAGGATCTTCCGTCAACAATTCACCCATTGGTTTGATGCCACTTGATTTGCTCTTTGCAGGCTTCTCAGTGATCTCAATTTTCTTAGGTTTCTTGTGTTCTGGAATAATTCTTTCCAAAAAGATCTTCAGCATTCCGTTCAACATCTCAGCATTCCGAATCTCAACTTGATCGTTAAGAACAAATGTGCGATTAAAAGCACGGTTTGCAATTCCTTTGTAAAGGAAGTTTTCATTTTCACCATCATCAGCAGTTTTGCCAGCAACAATCAACTTACCATCATCAAAAGTGATTTCAACATCAGACTTGCCAAAACCAGCAACAGCTAGTTCAACGACATACTTATTGTCATCAACTTTTTTGATATTGTAAGGGGGATAGTTGGGAATGTTCTTTGCTACTTCGTCATGAAGTTTTGCGAGCTTGTTAAATGGTTCATCAAACCCAACAAAGAATTTATCAAGATCCTTAGTTCCAAATTTGAAACCAGGGCCAAAGGCAAAAGTATTTGCCAACGCATTAAGTGCATCAGTAGTCATTAAAGACCTCCTATTAAGCAAGGTTAAAGAAATGTGCCCCTGACGGCGGCACACTTCTATTTATACATCATCTACTAAGAATTGTCAACTTTTTATTGTCTCGAAGTGTAAATTTGCAACAATAAATTCTTTGACCAGATTGCTTCTAACAATATCCTCAACATCAAACTCAATGTTTCTGAATGATGGCATTCTGTTAATAATTTGAACAAAGTCTTTCAAACCAGACTGATCGTGTTTCTTACTAAGGTCTGTTTGTTTGAAGTCGCCACAGAATAAGATTCTTGATCCCTCACCAACTCTGGTAATAATCGAGCTAAGTTCTTGGAAGTTCATATTCTGGCATTCGTCAACAACAATGATTGCTTTGTCGATTGTAATACCACGAACAAAAGAGGTGATCAAGAAATCAATGTTCTTTTGTTCAACCAGTCTCTCATATGCTTGATCAGTGTTGAACAAGTCTTTGCAGATTGCCTTGTACGGAGCTAGGTATACGTCTGTCTTTTCTTTCTCATCACCAGGAAGATGTCCAATCTCTCTTGATGGAACCACTGAACGAACAATAACAACCTTATCGTAGCTACCACGGTTTTTCATCATCTCTTCGAGTGCTTTGTATACCGCGATAAATGTTTTCCCTGTCCCTGCTGCGCCGTGCAGCATCAACGCTTGATGTCCTTCTTCGTATAGTTCGTAAAACTTTCTTTGGTTTCTCGTTAAAGGGTCAAATAGCTGTAGATCTTCGTATTTAAGTTTTAGTTTTCTTTTATTTTGCTGCTCTGGGAACGAGTGAATGGACGCTTGCGACATTCTAGCTTGTTTTCTCATGGACTACCCTTTTGTTATAGTTAGAAACAAAAAGAGGCACAGATCTTACGACCTTGTGCCTCTGCCTTATTTGACTACTTTTCTTCTTCAGTCATCAAATTCCTTAATGATCCATTTGAAATTATTTATATAATTAGAATCCTAGAACAGTTGGTGTAAACTTTAATGGCTTGCCTGGTTCGTAATCTTTTGTAAAATAATCGACCATCATCTCAAACCTGAATGCAGAATCCTCTTCACCAGCTTGCTCGCATTTACGCTGAGCATCTTGTAAGAACTTGATCAATTTGAAGTGATTGATACCACTCTCACGAATAGAAGGGCCTTGCGCTCCACGATATGGTTTAAACATCATCAGCCTCCACAACAGATACAGTTTGAACACTATCTAGTTTGAAAGACCTCCAACCATTGTTATCAAGATCCCAAACCGAAATAATACTATCGTTTTCTGGTTTGACTTTATCTGTTTTTTTGTCGTACGCCTCAACAAACCTCTCTTGCAACGTACATTTCATCTCGCGAACACTGCCATCGGTTTTAATAAAAACCACTTCAAGAATATTATCCTTGAGTAGCGAGCGGATAGATTCCTTCGTGTATGCCATTTTTCCACCTTTCATAATCATCATAAAAATATTCCGAGACCTCAACGTTAGCCTCTGATAGCATTATACGAGAGACCTCAAAATTAAACAACACGTCTCTAGAATTAGTTGGGTGGAATGTAACTACTTTTTTAATTCCACGTTGAATGATTGATTTGACACATTCGTTACAAGGAAACAAAGTACAGTATAAAGTAGCACCCTCAACGTTTATTGGAC